CTGGCGACCCTCAACCGTGAGCGCGACACGATCCGCCGCGGGCTCTCTGACTGCGACACCGCCGACAGCCTCCGCGCGGAGATCCGGCGCTTGGACGAAGAGGCGCGCACACTGGCCCAGCAACTCTCCGACGTCGATCGCGACGAAGACACCATGCGCCGCTACACCCGCGCCCGCATCGAGGCCCTGGAGCAGCGGGTGAACAGCCTCTTCCGCACGGTTCGCTTCCGCCTCTTTGAGTACACCAACGAGGGCGGCGAGGTGGACACCTGTGTGCCGCTCGTGGGCGACGACGGCGTACCCTACCCGGTGGCCAACACGGCCGCGCAGGTCTGGGCAGGGCTGGAGATCATCCGCGTCTTGCAACAGCACGCCGGCGTCTCGGCCCCCGTGTTCGTGGACGGCGCCGAGCGCCTGACCCACTTCCCCCGGATGGATCATCAGGCCATCCTGCTCAAGGTGGCGCAAGGCGTCCGGCCGATACGGGTAGAACCGAAAGCATAACCCACAAACGACACAGAGATGATTGCATTCGCCCCCTAGACGTCCCGGCAGGGACGGGCGCCAGACATTTCACGGTACCCACCGGGTTTCACACCAAAAACCGATTTGAAGCCCGAAACCCGCCGAGGATTGCACCAAAAACGCGTTTGAAGCCCAAAACCCGCCGGGAATTGCGCCAAAAATCGATTTGGAGCCCCAAACCCGCCGAAGATTGCACCAAAAACGCGTTTGGAGCCCCAAACCCGCCGAGGATTGCACCAAAAATCGATTTGAAGCCCAAAACGAGCCTCGGATTGCGCCAAAAATCGATTTGAAGCCCAAAATGAGCCTCGGATTGGGCTAAAAACTGATTTGAAGCCTGCGGCGAGGGTCATTTCACGCCAAAAACAGGATTTAGGTCCGCGGCGACCCTCATTTTGGGCTAAAAATCGATTTGAAGCCCGCGGCGAGGGTCATTTCGCACCAAAAACAGGATTTAGGTCCGCGGCGACCCTCATTTCACCCCCAACGCATAAACATCTCAACAAATAAACGGGCCTTCAGGCCCCAACACCTAAACAAAAATGGAAACCAGCCCCGCCGCACCCATGACCACCCTCGAACTATCCCACGAGCTCAAGATGGCAAACGCCAACGTGGCCGACACGATCAATAAGGCGCTGGAGCGCTACAACGCAGGTCTGCCGGATCGGCGCGAGCACATCGTCTTGCATCGCACGGCGACGCCGTCCCACCTGCTTCGGGCCGTCTACGAGCTGCCCGACCCTGTGATGCGCATGCTCTACACCTACAAGGCCACGAGCGGGCGGTTCTGGCGACGCATCTACGAGCTGCACCCCGAATGGGTGCCCGACGATCGCACACGGGCCGAACTGACGCCCGCCAGCATGCGCCTCGAACGCGAGGAGCTGCTCGAAGCCCGGCGCCGCCTTCACGGGGCCTACACGCCCCAGAAGCTCATCGAGGCCCGTCTGTACGGCTTCGAACGCGCCGCCCGGAAGCTCCGCTTTGCCGATGGGTATGCGCTCCGAGCGTGGCTCCGCGACCTGCGACTGCTCCGTCGCCGCTATACGCTTTGGGTGCTCCTCCCGCCCTACGATGCCCGAGGGTACACCCAGACAGTGACGATGGCCGCCGGCCGTAAGGGCGAGGAGAAGACCCCGATCGAGGTCACCGTCTGGACGGAGCGCGGCCTCCAGTTCCTCGCCCGACTCAAACGCAAACATCCACCCCAAAACACCCCCGATTCCTATGGCACAAATCCCCTTCCAACACGGTGAGCAATACGTCTACACCAACGGCCCGATGGGCCCAGAGTACGTGACCTTCGTGTATCCCGGGATCAATCACTACAACTTCATGGACGCCGACGGCCGTACGATCCGGCTCAGCCATTCCGAGGCCGTGTCCTTTATCCAACCCATTCAATAAACCCCAAACAAAATGAACGTAACAGAGCAAATCACCCGGGGCACGATCGAGGTGCCCGCAGCCGGCGGCACTGTGACCGTCGAGATCAGTGTAGAACGCAATCCAGAAGACGAGCCTGTTGAACTCACGGCCAGCTTTCGGCGCACCGCCGAAGACGGTAGTACGCAGTATTTCGGCAGCGCACAGGCCGGGCCAGACGGATCCGTGGGCCTCTATTTGAGCGCTACCAGCACCCCGTTGCCCGACGGCCTAAAGAGTTCCCTGCTGGCCGCCGTACTGAAAGAGGCCGCCGCCGTTTTCCAACCCGAAACGAAGGAAGCGGCCGAATGACCAACCACGGTGGGGCGGCTGGGCCACATGCCCACCGCCCCACCCAAACAGATAAACGCCTAAACAATTCAACCGGGCCGTTAGGCCCCCCCAACACACAAACAGAAATGGAAACCACCCACACCGCCCCGGCCATGCAGCCGCAGGGCACACAGCCAGAGAGGAACGTAACCTCTTACGAGGTGAGCGGGCTCGAGGTCAAACTCACAATTGACTACGTAAAGAAGTATATCGCACGCGGAGTCGCAGAACTCACGGATGAAGAGGCTTACAGCTTTATAGGATTCTGTAAATACAACTGCCTGAACCCCTTCCTGAATGAGGCCTTTTTGATCAAATACAAGAAGGGGGATGCCCCCACCTACATCGTAGGAAAGTACGCCTTTATGAAACGTGCCGAGGCGTGCCCGGATTTTGACGGCTTCGAGGCGGGTCTGATTCTCAAACGCGGCGATATGATCGTAGAGGAGGTTGGCTCACTCATGCTCCCGGGCGACACGCTCTTAGGGGGCTGGTCGAAGGCTTACCGAAAGAGCTGCAAGTACCCCTTCGTAGCCCGCGTGGCACTCAGCGAATACAGCACAGGCCAAGCCCTATGGGCCTCCAAACCCTCCACGATGATCCGCAAAGTGGCGATCGTTCACGCATTGCGTGAAGCCTTCCCTACGCAGCTCGGAGGCCTGTATGTCTCCGAGGAGATGCCGGAACCCGAAGACGCCACCTACGAAGACGTCACCCAGCGCCTCGAGCGCGAGAAGGCCGCCGAGGCTAATCGCACCACGCTCAGCATCGACAACCCGCCCGCCACCGGTCATACTCCGCAGGTGTCCGCAGACGCCACCGCACCAGCCACAGCGGTGCCCTTTTGATTCACCACTATGCGACTCACCGTATTAGGAAGCTCATCCGCCGCCAACGGCTACGTATTAGATAACGGCCGCGAAGCACTCGCCTTGGAATGCGGCTGCCCACTCATCGACCTTCAGCGCGCCGTCGACTTCGACCTCCGGCGTGTGGCTGGCGTCTTGCTCACCCATGAGCACGGCGACCACGCCCGGCACGCCGCGAAGTACATCAAGTCTGCCCTGCCGCTCTACGCCTCCGAGGGCACACTGATGCGGCTCCCCGAAGAGGTGCTCGCCTCGACGTTCTCGCACCCCGTGCGCCCGCCCAAGCCTTTCCGCGTAGGTGGTTTCCGGGTGCTCCCCTTCGACGTGAAGCACGACGCCGCCGAGCCGCTGGGCTTCATGGTGGCGCACCCCGAGATAGGTGCTTTGGTCTTTGCCACCGACACGCGCTTCCTACCCTACACGTTCGACGGCGTAAAGACATGGCTCCTTGAGTGTAACTACGACGCCGCCCTGCTGGCCGAGAACGCCCGGGCGGGCATCGTCTCCGAGGCGCAGCGCGTGCGCGTAATCGAGAGCCACATGAGCCTCGACACTTGCCGGGAGACACTTCAGGCCAACGACCTCAGCGAGACGCGCCGCATCATCCTCATCCACCTCTCCGACCGCAACTCTGACGCGGCCGCATTCCGCAAAACAATCGCCCGCGCCACCGGCCGCGAGGTCATCACCGCCGACCGTGGGCAAACCATAGAACTCAATTAATCACAACACATAAACAAATAGGAGAACAGAATCATAGCATGGTATAAATGCAAAGTGATTTTCGTCGAAAAGATCGACGAAAACGGAGAGAGAAAAGAAGACGTAAAAGAGCAGTACGCCGTTGAAGCCGTTTCCGTAACGGACGCCGCTACGATCATTGCTGGCCATTTAGATGGCTTCAATTTCTCGCTTGAGGAAGTCACAAAAATGCAGATCAAAGAGGTGTTTTTGCAGGAGAGGGTTGACGGGATTCGCCCTTATGATTATCCGATCTTTATAGCAAAGCTGGCATTAACTGCAACCGATGATTACGGAATCGAGAAGAAGCAGAACTTTCGCTACATGATCGAGGATAGAACGTTTGAATACGCCTACCAGCGTTTGCAAGCCAAAATGGAAGACAGCGTTTCAGACATCGAGATAATAAGCATCGTATTGTCTCCGATTGTTGAGGCAATCGAGGCCGAAAAGAAGGAGGCGTAAGAGATGGCGTTCAAGGTGTTTGATACAGATAGCCTGAATTTCTTCACAGAAGCGAGAAAAGTGATGGAATATGTAGGCGACGCGTGTAAAGAGATGAAAAAGCCGGCCTGTTTCTTTTTTGTTGCTGGCTGTGAGGATACGCCATCAAAAGGTGGGGACTTCAATTATACATGGAGCTGTTGGGACAATTTCGAGAATTACAGCGAACTGGCTTCTGTAATTGTTCAGGCTCTTTTTAGCCCGCACAATAAAGACTTGTTGCGCATGACAGTTGAAGAATGCGTTAAGCGCGCAGACAACGAAATGCTTCGAGAGATTCGGACAATGGCAGACACCCGAATAAGCACGGAGGGCGAACAATGAGAGACGGAGTATGGTGCCGGTGGGTTCAAAATGGTTGCAAGACGCCCAAAACGCCACGAGCACGAATTAAACGCAAAAATGTAAGACGAGCGCGAATTAACGCCGTGAGTAAGCTCTCTATACTATTGAGGATATATGACCAGAAACAGGTCGAGCTATTAAAAAACGATATAGTCTGGGCTAAAAATGCAGCGATGAGAGTGGAAGACCTTGCAAGCAGTTATAAATACCATTGTGCGGTTATTTATTGTACGCGGTTACTTTTTGAAGATGGGTTTGGGGAGCGTGTAGCCCCAACCCTTTCAAAGGGAACTATTTACAGATGCTTTGCGCAACTGATCGTGACATGTACGCTGAATTACATAGATCATTTGACAAGATTCAAGGTAGCAGACAAATCAGAAATTGAAAACCTTCTTGAAGAAGCGAGGGAGGCTGGGATCGAAAACCCAAAGGCGGCCGCGCGTACTATGTTTAGGGAGTTAGAAAACGAATTAATAATAGGTTCGAAGCATGGGAGCATATAAAGTTTGGCTTCGATGGATACGCGAGGGGAGCGCGTACACCATCACTAAGAGCCGGCGGAAAGCGGTTCGACGCGCACGATTAAAGGTTGTCGCAATACTAACTGATTACATGAGAATGTATTTCGAGATAAAAAAATACCCAGATGACGAAAAGGGCGCCCTTTTCCTTGCTTTTGGGGACTATTTGAAAAACTACATCGAATGCAAACATGTAGACACTTTTTGCGAGTCGGTATGGAATGACGACAAAGATTGTATCGCTCCAATACTGCAGAGACATTTTGTGCATGCCAGCGATATATACACAGCACTAAACAGCTACCATATTGAGGTGATAAATAATGGTAGATGGTCTGCTGATTGTTTGGAGACACTTAGGAGGAGTGTCAAACGGATAAACAACCCGAACCCGGGTATGATAGCCCGAGCGATATTCAGAGAGATAGAGACAGAACTAATAAGAGAGGCAAAAAAACATGAGTAGAAAGGCATACGACCGCGCCCGCGCGGAGTACATCAAGAGCCACAGCCGCGAAAGGCGAGTGCGCCTTGCATGGATAATGACTGCGTATGTAGCCGGATATATCGAAAGCATAGATCGCCCAGATCTATCCGAATCCTGGGATTTTGCTTATTCTATGAGAACGCTGAAAGAAGAGGGCGTAGATATAAGACAGGCAGAGGCCTTTTGTGAATCCATAAGAGTCGGAATAACATCGCCTGTATTGCAGAGTTATGCGCGCCACGCAGCTTTTGCGTTCTACGCCCTACTTGCTTATGTCGACAAAGAGGGAGAGCTGGATAGGAACGGACTTCTCAGAGAGGTAGAGAAATGGAACCTATCAAAGCACACGAGCGATCCTGGTTGCCTATTACGTCTTGCCTTCCGCGAGGCAGAGCACGCACTGATCACTTTACCACGAGCGACTATTTCCAAAAAGGGAACAGTCACGGAATCCGAATAATAACCAGCCGGGGGTGAGTAAAGCCCCCGGCATATACCCTCACAATGGAATTACATATAACGCCAAAAGAGCAAATCCTTCGAGAGCTGGAGGTGATACAGGCGTGCGAAGAAGAAACCATCTCCGAAGAGGTCTCCAAGGTGATCGAGTACGGACAGATACTCGCTCCGTATATCTCGAGATCCGGGAAGCTCCTCGCGGACGCCAAGCACCACCTGAACACCCGCATGAAGGAGGACACGTTCGACGCCCTCCGAAAGACAGCCAAGCAAGGCGGAGCCACCGCGAAAGCGATAAACGCCATCGTGGACAGCCTCTGCGCCGAGGAGCGCTATTTGGTGGACTTCGCCGAGCGCGTGAACCGTTGTGGCGTGCACCGCCTCGATTGGTGCCGCACGCTCATCAGTAAGGCCAAAGAGGACATGCGACTCTCTGGCATGCAACCCACATAACACAGATAGAGTAGGAACGCGCGCACGCGTACAATCATATATACCCCATAGCCATGTGCAAGAAAACTTACTTCAATCACGACTGCGACGCCCGCAACGATGAAAAACTCATTGCCCTGCGCATCCGATACGGCGCCGAGGGATACGGCGTCTACTTCATGCTCATAGAGATGTTGCAAGCCGCCCCGGGCTGCGTGCTCGAGAAAGACTACAAGGCGCTGGCCTTCGACCTGCGTGTGAGTGCGCGCCGGATTAAGTCTATCGTCGAAGACTTCGGACTCTTCACTCCCACCGACGGTGGCAAAAAGTTCTACTCTGAGCGACTGATTAAGTACGCAAGTGATGTAGATGAATCCTACGAACGGTATGCAGAGGCCGGAAGAAAGGGGATGAAAGCCCGCTGGAAGAAGTCAGAACCTATAACGATGTTATCCGAAAAGCATAACGACGTTATCGATTTTGATAACGATGTTATCCAAACCGCCCCCGATGCAGAAATCAAAGAAGAAAACGAAAGAGAAAAAGAAACCTTTCCCCCTATAACCCCCTATAAAGAAAAAGAGAAAGCAAAAGAAGAGTCTCCAAAAGAAGAGTCTTCTGACGAAGACTCTCCCAAAAGTGCGCCCCCGGCGCCACCCTATGGGGAGGTTGTCGACATGTGGAACTCCGTATGCCGTACGCTGCCTCGGGTGGTTAAGCTCACAGACGTCCGCCGGATGAAGATCCGGCAGCGGCTCTCGGAATGGGGCGGCACGCCGACGGAGCAGCTGGCCACCCTACGCGCCCTGCTCGAACGCGTGGAGGCGTCGCCCTTCCTGCACGGCGCCAGCGGCAGAGGCGGCTGGACGGCCTCGTTCGACTGGTTTTTTGCCAATGAATCGAACTGGGTGAAGGTCTCCGAGGGTAACTACGACGCCCGCCCTGAATTACTCACAAACGCAAACACTGAACCCAATGGAACGTATCAAACCCGAATGGATAGAGAGCGCGCTGAAAACGCTGAGCGAAAGCGACAGCTCGCCGAAATGGCCGCCAACGCCTGCGCCAAAGCCGACGCCCTTAATGCAGCGCGTTTCGGAAACCCGTAAACGGTACGGCGATGCGCAGACCTTCCTGAAGCTGCTTAACCCCGGCGTGCAGTCGCAGGTCGTGCGCTATCCAGAGCGCGCTTACATGGGCACATCCCCCACGCTCTCGGTTGTTCGAGCCGCCTATACGGAGGAGGTTGCCGAATTGTGGCTGATGGCACAGGTCGAAAACTTGAACGACTTCTGCGGGGTCAGCCGCAAAATGACTTTTCCGCAGATGCAGGAGCTGGCTCGCATGATGTTGGTCGAGGTGCCCTACCTGAAAACGGCCGAGCTGATGATGTTCTTCCATCGCTTCAAGGCGGGGCATTACGGCGAGTTTTTCGGCGTGGTCGACCCTCAGCGGGTGCTTTCTGGCCTGCAAGCCTTCCTGCGCGACCGTCGCTCGGAGCTGGATCGCTATCAGCGTGAAGAGGCAGCCCGACAGCGTGACGCCGCCCGCGAGGCTTCCTCGGCCCGCGCCATCACCTACGCCGAATACTGCCAACTGAAAGTCTCCGAAGCCGCCGACGCTATCAGTCGGCAGGCCGAAGCCCAAACCGCATAACCCACACCCCGAAATGATCATCTACATCAGCGGCCGGATCACCGGCCTGCCTTTCCATATCGCCGCAGGACGCTTCGCCATTGCCGCCCGTCGACTCCGCGACCTCGGACACCATCCAGTGAACCCAATCTACAACGGATTGCCTCGGGACGCCACGTGGGCGGAGCATATGCGCGCCGATCTGGCCACTCTCAGGCGCTGTGACGGCATTTGCATGCTTCGCGGGTGGGAACGGTCACGCGGCGCACAGATCGAGCGGCGTGCGGCCTTAAAACGCGGCATGCCCATCTATACCTTTTCGGAGGATCGCCAGCTGATCCCTCTCACCGACGACCCAAAACAAACCCATAACCACAAACCACAGATGAAAGTGAAAATCGTAAACACATCGCGCCACCCATTGCCGAAGTACGCTACGCCGCTCTCGGCCGGGATGGATCTCCACGCCTCGCTCGAGGCCCCCGTAACGCTCGCACCCATGCAGCGGGCACTGATCCCCACCGGGATCCGCATCGAACTCCCAGCCGGCTATGAGGCGCAAGTACGCCCACGCAGCGGGCTGGCCATCAAGCACGGCCTCACTGTCCTGAACACACCCGGCACGATCGACGCCGATTACCGCGGAGAGATCCGTGTCATCCTAGCCAACCTCTCCGAAACGCCTTTCACGGTCTATGATGGCGGCCGTATCGCGCAGCTCGTCGTGACGCGCTGTGAGCACGTGGAATGGCAGCCCGTGGACGCCCTCGACGAGACGGCGCGCGGCTGCGGCGGCTTTGGCCACACGGGCGTGTAAGCAAGTATCTATCAAACCCCGATAACCACCCTACGAATGGAATCCATCCAACCAAAAACGAAGCGCTGCTCGCATTGCGGCGCCGTGAAGCCCGTGAGCGAATTCTACCGAAACACCAACAATGCGGACAACCTACAGGGCACCTGCAAGGCGTGCTGTAAGGTCTATTACCGCCTCCGACGCGACAAGGAGCGCCGTCTCCGCGACGGCAAACGTCGGCTGGAAGCCGCTCGCCAAACCTTCGAAGACGAACTGGAGGCTGCCTCGGCCGAGCGTCTCGGGATCGTGCAAGCGCGTCCGGACGCGCCTCTCCATCCGGATCTGGCGCGCTTCACGCCCCGCCAGCTGATGGGCGAGCTCTAAGCCCGCGGCTACGAAGGCAGCCTGACCTACTCCGAGCGGGTTGTTCACCGCATCAACATCGCCACCTGCAAGCAGTGAAGGCACCTCCGGGAAGCCGGGGTTCACACCAAAATGAAGTCGGGAGCCCGAAACCCGCCGAGGATTGCACCAAAAACCGATTTGGAACCCAAAACCCGCCAAGGATTGCGTCAAAATGAGTTTTGAAGCCCAAAACTTGCCTCGTTTTGCACCAAAAACCGATTTTGAGTCCAAAATGAGCCTCGGATTGGGCCAAAAACTGATTTGAAGCCCAAAATGACCCTCGGATTACGCCAAAAATATGATTGAAGCCCGCGGCGAGGGTCATTTCGCATCAAAAACAGGATTTAGGTCTGCGGCGACCCTCATTTCACACCTCAACGCATAAACAGATAAACAAATAAACCGGCCGTTAGGCCCCAACATCATTCAACCCCAACTATGCTACAAATCGAAGTAATTGGCAACCTCGGAAAGGATGCCGAAGTGAAAGAATTTTCAGGCAAGAAGTACGTCTGCTTCAGTGTGGCGCACACCGAAAACGTGCGCGCACAGAAACCCGGTGAGTCCCCCACGCAACGCACCACGTGGCTGTCCATCTATTGGTACGGCGAGGGCGGTTCGACCTTCCAGTACCTCAAGCGAGGCGCAAAGGTCTTCGTCCGCGGCACGATGCGCAACAATCTCTACACCGACCGCACCGGCCAGACGCGCGTAGACATCAACGTCAACGCCCGCGAAGTCTACCTCTGCGGAAGCAGCCCCGCACAACCGGCCGCACAGGGATCCACGCAAGCCACACAGCCCACCGCAACCCAGCACGTACAGGGTCAAACTTCGCAGGTGCCCGCAGGCACCCCCATCGGAGGCGAAGACGATCTGCCCTTCTAAACGCGCACACGGAATGGAAACAAACAACGAAACGAAAGCCCCCAGCCGGCACGAAAGGATTACGGCGGAATACCGCGCGGCCGTGGCCAACCCCAACAACCAAATAGACGTGGTGCGGTTCTCCCGCGACGTCATGGAGGCCACCGTGACCTTTCGGATCCGGTTCGGGTACGGCGTTTTACCACCAAACGATGGAATGGAAGATGATTGATAAAACAGAATGTAAGAAGATGAATGATATAAAAGGCATTGAACTTATTGCCGTCGCATTCGCGACTGTAATCAATAGCAGCGCCCTTGCTTCCATGTTCACGATAATAATGCGAGATATACGTCTCTCACGAGAGGATCTTCCAATGATTTTAACGGTATATACAGGGTTCATGTTCTTAATTGGAATTTTGGGAATGTCGCAAGCTATTTGCGTCCTTCTTGAAAGTAACAAGTAACGATGGAGCCGAAAGAAGAAAAGCGCCCCCGCCACATCATCGCCATCGATCCCGACGTGGATCGGTCGGGCGTGGCCTTCCTACACCTCCCCTCCCGGGAGCTGCATTGCGAGGCGAAGACGTTCCCCGAACTGATCGACGATCTACACGCCACAAAGCAGGCCACGGACGACCTCGGAGAGCCTCTCGTCGTGATCGTCGAGGCCGGATGGCTCAACCGCTCCAACTGGCACGTACAGGCCGGAGACAGTCGCCGTAAGGCCGCCGCCATCGGACGCGCGGCCGGACGCAACCACGAGGTGGGCCGTAAGATCGTCGAGATGGCCCGCCACATGGGCATCGAGGTCGTCGAGCAGCGGCCCTTGCAGAAATGCTGGCGAGGCGCAGGTCGAAAGATCACCCATGAAGAGCTGGTCCGGTTCACCGGCCTCACCGGTCGCACCTCGCAAGACATGCGCGACGCCGCCCTCCTGGCTTGGGTCTACGCCGGGCTGCCGGTGCGTTTAGGTGCCTCCATGCTTTGACACATTCGGAGCGCCGGGATACCCTACATCCACATCCCTCTGCTACATGTGTGGTTTTTGATTGATCTTTCCACAAAGATTGCAAGGGCTCATATCAAAGAAACACCTGAAAATACAATCTCTGATGATAATTATATACAGGATCGCAGGAGGATTATATATTTGCGCCCATGAAAATTTTGAAGAACAAAAGAGGCAGTAGCGTTAATCCTGCACAAAAGAGAGCGCGAGTGATCAGTAGAGAAGAGTGCCTTCACGATTTGCAAGGAATACTACCTCTTCTTTTTAAGTCGCATCATAGCGCAGTAGCAAAATTCAATAAGGGGATGGAGGATACTCCTCCTCTGTGCCGTGTGCGAGGCTTGGATCCTTCCTATTTTGCCTCAAAGATGATTCAATGCATGAGTGAATATGGACTTGAAGTGCAGTATGGGAAACACGGAAGGAGGCTTGTCTACACAAACGGATACATCATCTTGTTTAAGAAGTTTGATCGCAGTGGGAGACCAATGAACATTAAGACAAAGAATAACACGGCTATTGAAACTCAACAAGCAGGCAATTTGTTTGGTTGCGGGGACGATGGCACTGCTCCGATCCTGTATTTCGGTTACTCGGTTTCGCCTTTGGGTGAGATATGCGCACCGCGGCTGGCGTATCTTGATGAGAGGCGGCTGAAGTGGGCTATCACAGAAAATGATCTTGCAACTGGAAAGCGCGCCATTGCGGAAATTACGCCTAAACAACCGGACGGAGGTGTATCCGTGAAACCTGGCGTGAAAGTTGCAAAGAGAGCGGAATGAAGTTTCTTTACTCCGTATAATCTCGAACACGACGATGAAAATAAATCCAAAGCTATTGACGTTTGCAAGAGAGTATCGAGGATATTCTCAGACCAACCTTGCCTCAAATATCCAAGGATTGTCTCAGTCAAACCTCTCTAAATATGAGAAAGGGCTATGCGGGCTGTCTGACGATGTGCTCAAAAGGGTGATTGCGTTCTTGGACTTTCCCGAATCATTCTTTGAACACGCTATTTCTAACAATGTAGAACATGCGCATTATCGAAAAAAAGCCGGGCTGAGCAAGAGAGTGAAAGATTGTATTGATAGATCGAACAAGCTCGTAGGCTACATCATTGATCAAATGGCTGATTCTGTAGAGTTCCCACCCTTTGCCTTAAATGCGTTAGATTTAGAAGACGGCTACACGCCGGAGCTGGCGGCGAAATATGTCAGAAAACGCATGGGGGTTCGAGAGGGCGCTGTGAAAGATATATGCACCACATTAGAACGATTCGGGATAATCATTGTTGAGCAGGTGTATGATACAGACGAGTTCGATGGTGTTTCTTTTTTTACAGATAAGGGGTTCCCCGTTATTGTCATTAATCAAGCATTTAGTAATGATCGAAAACGCTTCACTCTTGCGCACGAATTGGGGCATATTATCATGCATATCCCTGACCACATAGCCATACCTAATTACAGGAATGTAGAGAAAGAGGCTCACCAATTTGCCGCTGAGTTTTTGATGCCGGAAGCAGAAATAAGAGGTGCTTTGTATGGCCTTAAACCATCTCATCTTATGCCGCTTAAACAGTATTGGCTTACATCAATGGCTTCGATCGTGCGCCGGGCGAATGACCTTGAATGCATTGATGCGAATCGGTACAAGCTATTGAATATAGAATTGAGCCGAAGAGGCTATAAGAAGAAAGAGCCGGGCAACGTCTGTATCGATACCCCGGGAAATTTTAGGAGCGCTTATCGCCTATTCATTGGCGAGCTGGATTATAGCGATGCGGACATAGCTAAATCATTCGATCTGCCTTTGGATGTAATTGAGCGATTTTGCAGTTCACGTTCAAGGCTGAGGGTTGTCCCATTAATGGGATAACCCTTTTTATTCTCCCTTTGCAGTAAGTGCACGCCGGCCTGCCCATACGGCTGATCCCTTGACCGCGCCGTGGGGCGTACTCCTTGACTTTTTAGCGCGAGGGGGCTACATGAGAGTCAAGGAGTACACGCCCAACGCATAAATAAACCAACAGGGGCTTCAGGCCCCAACACCTCAATCACCCCTAATGACCATTACCTCCTACGAAATAGCCCAACAGACCGGCCTCAACCACACCGAGGTCGGGCACATCATTACCCGCTTCGAAGCGCGCCGAATAGCCGCCGGCGGGCAACCCCTCGAGCAACGCCAAACGAAAGGCCGGCGCAACGGCCGGCCGATGACGGTCAGCGTGCTCACCGATGCCGATATGCGCTTCCTCTCCGCCTGCACCCATAGCCGGCTCTGGGTGCGCCTCTACGACGACCATCCGGAATGGCGCCCCGAGACCCTCTCGCCGGCCGGCATGAAGGAACGCCGGGCCAAGGCACGCGCCAAGACCGCGTCACGGGAGAAGGCCTACAGACGCGTCCTGGCACAGTCGCGCGCCGAGACACGCGCTGCCCGCATAGCCCGCGAAAAGGCCGAACGGGAGGCTGAGCGCGCCCGTCGCCGAGCCGAAAAAGAGGCAGAAAGGCACTCCCGTGAACGGGAGCGACGCGAGGCCGAGCGACGGCGCATCGCTATGCAGAACCTCGAGCTATCGAACGAGCGACGGCGACGTGAGAAACGCGAATACGAGCGTGCCCGTGAGGCTGCCCGCGAGGAGTCGGAGCTCGAAGCCGAGGGGCTCTATACGTTCAGCATGGCCGCTCAGCGGATCGGCCTCCCCGCTGGGGTGTCGCTCTCTGCGCTGCTCCGCGAGCGACGCATCATCTGGAGCAGTGGCGGTGACACCCACCTTCTCCCCCCTTACGCTGGGTGCGGCTACGACGCCCGGGCCACGATCTGGATCGGCCGCCGGTGGGTGCCTACCCCTGTCTCCGTCATGGTCTGGACGGAGGCCGGGCTGCGCTTCCTCAAGTCGTTGCTTTGTGAGGGGCTGGGGGGCTAAAGCCCCGTTGAGTTGTTGAGGCCTCCGCCCTGTTTAGACGTTTAGTCGTTGGTTTGTTTATCTGTTTGTTTGTTGGCTTGACAAGCAGTTCAACATTTCAACACCTAAACGCCTAAACACCTCAAACAAGGGCTTTAGCCCTCAACAACTCAACGGGCCGGAGGCCCCCATCAGGCCCTTACGCCCGTCCCTGCGCCCGAAGGGGATCGGAGGCGGATTGCCGCATCAGTCGGTCGTGGATAGCCTTCAGATACTTTGTGTTTTCGGCCGTCTCCGCCGTGTGGCGATCGATGCCGGAGAGGTGAAAGAGTACCGTTGTCATTTGCGCGGCCGTCTCCTTCTGAACCATCCGCATGGCATTGAGCTGACCCGCCACGACCGACGCCGTCTGCTCCGTGACGCCCTTCACGGCGCCCGTGAGGGTCTTGTTGTCGTCTGGGGCGACCTTGAAGAGCTTCTCGAATGTCTTTAGCTTCTCAGAGTAATTCTTTGCCACGCCCTCGAGCTGCGATTTGGTCGCCTCGATCATCTCATCCGTCGGAGTGCCGCCCTTATCCATGAAGGAGGCCAGCCCATCCAGCACGCCGCTGACCTGCTTCTCGAGGTAGCGCTTCTTGAGCATGTTCTTGACCATGTTTTGCATCATGCTGTCGACCGTCTTCTCGAACGCTTTGGCTGAGTCTTCACCCTTCCCGAAGGCCTCCACGAGGGCGTCGCCCAGCTCATCAGCAAAGCTCTTGGCGTCGGTCTGGAGCAGGTCTTGCTTCATGTTGTCCATGATGTCCTGAATCTCTCGCTCGGCCTGCTTATGCTGCTCTTTATACTCCTCGATCTTCTTGTCGTCGCGCTTCTTGCGGCTCTTCGACTCCTCCAGCTCCCACATCTTTTTGAGGTGCTGTTGCTGCTGCTTCAGGTTTTCGATGGCCTCCTTCTGCTTGGTGTAAGTGTCCGTGCCGAGCGCCTTCGAGATAGCGTGTTGCAGACCGTTGTAGGCGTTCTTCAGCTTGTCCACGGCCTCGTTGTGCCGCTTGATCTCCTGCTCGATCTTCTTATTCTTGCTGCTAATGATCGAGCCGATAACGTTTACCACGGCCTGCACCACGGCCAGCGCGGCCTGAATGATGGTTAGGATGATACTTGCCTTTTCGGCCGTGGCAATAGCCGCCGCAACAGAGACAGCCATCACGGCCACCGTCTGCAGGGAGCTGATAGCCGTCTCGCCCACCTCACCGAGGGCGTCCTTGAGGAAGGCGGCAGAGTCGACGGCATCCTTTACAAACTGGAAACTCTTCTCGGTAGCCTTGCCCAGCTTCTTCCAGTTGCGCTTGATCTTTTCGGCCGATTCCGCCGAATCGTCGCCCGCGGAGTTGAAGATCTCCCGGAGCGCCTCGCCTATCTGCTTGAAGGGGTTGTCCTTCGTCAGCACGTCGCGCGCCTCGTTGAGCTTTTCGCGGATCTTCGCCAGGTCGACGGGGTCGAAGATGCCGGATAGCTCCTTGAATCGGCTCTCGATCTGCTGGATCAGCACCTCGATTTGCGACGTGGCCATCTCGTCGAGGTTGCCGAACAGCTGCGCCCACATGTCCGAGCCGGTCAGCTCCTTGCTGGCCAGATCGGAGAGGGCTTTGGCGGCCAGCTTATCAAGCGAGGCGGCCAGCTCTTCATTGCCATGCTCCAGCGCGCGTCTGCGGCGCTCGTCATACTCATCGACGATGGCCTGTTTGCGTTGCTCGAAAGACCCGTAATCCTTTAGCATACGGGAATACTCATCATCTCCGCCCGTCTTCTTGTCCCGTTCGTATTTCTCCGTGCGGATCTGTTTGGCGCGGTCGATCTGCTCACGCTCGGCCTCGGTGGTGGCGGCCAGACGCCGGCGGTCGAGCAGGGCGATGTCGTCGTTATACTTCAGGTCGAGGGCGATCTTTCGATCATAGTAGGAGATGTAGGATTGCAGCAGTGCCTCTTCCTGCCGGCGTGCCTCTTTCGTAGCGTCGTACTGTTTATCGTCGAGGAACTTCAGCTTTTCCTTGCCGAGGTCTGACTTGTCGTCTTTCAGCTTCTGGCGGCGGTCTTCGATCGTCTTCAAGACGTCGAGGATGGTGCGCGCACGGTCCAGCTCGCGCGTGATGTCCGTCTTGAACGCCTCCAGCGCCTCCCGATCGGCATTCTCTTTGTCTTTGTCCCCATTGCCACGACCTTTGCCTCCACCCCTACCGGATGGGGGCGGCGGCCCGTTGAGGCGTTTAGTCGTTGGTTTGTTTATCTGTTTGCACGAAATGAGGGTCGCCGCGCACCAAAAACGCGTTTGGAGCCCCAAATGACCCTCGGATTGCGTCAAAAACAGATTTGGAGCCCGCGGCGACCCTCGTTTTGGGCCAAAAATCGATTTGAAGCCCGCGGCGAGGGTCATTTTGCGTCAAAAATGGAATTTAGGTCCGCGGCGACCCTCGTTTTGGGCCAAAAACCGATTTGAAGTCCGCGGCGAGGGTCATTTCACGGTACCCGGGTAGGGGCGTATTGCATACGCCCTACAGACGTCCCGACAGGGACGGGCGCCAGATGTATTCATTCGGCTCCACGGGAGCCGTCTAATGGGGCGAATGCAATTCGCCCCTACACGGACGCCGCGAAACCCGCCGGGTTTCGCACCAAAAATCGATTTGAAGCCCCAAACCCGTCGAGGATTGCATCAAAAACCGATTTGAAGCCCGAAACCCGCCGGGGATTGCGTCAAAAATTGATTTGAAGCCCCAAACCCGCCGGGGATTGCGTCAAAAATTGATTTGAAGCCCCAAACCCGCCGAGGATTGCGCCAAAAATCGATTTGGAGCCCAAAACCCGCCGAGGATTGCGTCAAAAACCGATTTGAAGCCCAAAACCCGCCGAGTTTCACGCCAAAAACGGGATTTAAGCCCGCGATGAGCCCTTGAAAGCCTGCCTCGTCATTCGAGAGGATGCGGCCTTGCTGCGCCACGTCGCCCTGAATGTCTTGCAAGCGCCCCAGCTCATCGGCCAGCGCACGGTAAGCCGCCGACTGCTCATTGATGCCGCGATCTATAAGTGTGCCCATCTCTTCCTTCAACTCGCGAATACGAGAGCGCAGTGAATTGTGCGCGGTGGCGTTCTTTTCCACCTGCTCTTGGTGTTGCTTCAGTTTGGCCTCCGCCTCTGTGAGCGTTTGGGCTTCTTTGCGCAGCTCTTCGACAAGCGCCTGATGGGCTTTGACTTCCTCCCGAATAGCCACCTGACGCTCCGTGAGCCGGCCGCCCCGCTCGAGGCTCTTGGAGGCAAAGATGTTGGTGCGTCCAATGGCCTCGTATTCCTTTCTGAGCTCCCCGATGTGATACAGGTGTTGATCGATCGTATTGTCAACCTTATTGAACCGCTGCTTGATCTCCGCCGCCATCTGTAAAAAGCTGGCATCCATCGCCGCGCCGCCCTTGACGGGGGGCCTACGGGCCCCAGCGAAGGCAGGCCGGGTACCCGTGTGTAGGGGCGAACCCTGCATTCTCCCTACATGGCGGTACCCACGGGGCCGAATGATCATTCAATGGGGGTAACGGATATGATCACTCATCCCTTGCGGAATGTCTGGGGGCGTATGCTGTTGCGCCCCTACGCGGGTACCCGGCTAGCTTCCCAGCCTCGGCAGAGGCCGTCAGGGACGCCGGCCAATTTTGCCGGGTACCAGGCCAAACTTCCCAGCCCCGGCAGGGGCCACGGTCGTCCGGGCGGCGGACATCAATCGAATAGAGTGAATAAAATCCCCCAAGTTGCACATGGCGTTGATCGTCATGGTCAGCCGGAAGAGTTCGGAGGGTTTGATAGTGTGGAAAAAGAGGTTGGTCAGATCGTCCAGCGCGCGCCGGTCTTCCTCATAGTGCACCGCGCCACCCTGGCCGGGCGTGGGCTTCAGGAGGTCCGAACCGAGCACAGCCAGCGCCACGATGCGTGCCATACGCCGGGCATGCCGGGCAGCCATCGTGCGTGCCTCTTCGATGGCCTCTGTACCCTTCAGGCGCTCTTCATCGATAGCCAGCTCGATCCATTCGGCCGAGAGGCGGTCGAGGGTGCCCAGCGTGGGCTCCGAGATGCGATACTTCTGCCGTGCCTTTACCGCACGCCGTCTGCGCGGCAATAGGCGGCCCCAAAGACCTCGTCGGGGGACGAGCTCGGTGCGGTATCCCTCCACTTCAAACTCCCATCCGTGATTGATGAGCGCGTTCAGCTCCGAGCGCTCCTGCTCCAGTTTCTCTATGATCGTTTTATCCATGATGCGTTTCTAAATAATCGGGGATGAGTAAACAAAAGGAGCCCCCCGGCGGAAAAGTCTCCTCTCGCCATAGGGGGCTCCCGGGGCGCCGTCAAGCTGGCGCGGGCTTAACCGGGAAAGGCTCCCAAGGGCCACATCCGGCTTTCGTTGTTTGCTCGTTGGTTGTTGAGGTAGCTTAACCCACCGACTCGGCCTTTTCCTCGGCGGGTTTGTGGCTTCCTATCCTCAGGAAGCGCAATCCTCGGCGGGTTTTGGACTTTCCGACCCTCAGGAAGCGCAATCCTCGGCGGATTTCGAGCTTTCCGACCCTCGGGAGGCGCAATCCTCGGCAGGTTTCGAGCTTTCCTACCCTCGGGAAGCGCAATCCTCGGCGGGTTTTGGGCTTCAAATCGATTTTTGGTGCAATCCTCGGCGGGTTTTGCGGCGTCCGTGTAGGGGCGGCCTCTGCCGAGGCAGGGAAGTTTGGCCGGGTACCCGTGTAGGGGCGTATTGAATACGCCCCACAGACGTCCCGACAGGGACGGCACCCGGACGTATTTATTCGGCCCCACGGGGCCGTCTAATGGGGCGAATGCAATTCGCCCCTACACGCCTCAACGGGCCGCCAGGCCCCAACACATAAACGCTCATTCCTCCGGCAGGGTGATGTCCGGATTGCCGTCACCGCCCGGCTTCTTCGGATCCTTCGGCTGGTCGGGCTGCTTGGGTTTACCGCTGTCCGGCTTCTTCGGATCCTTGGGCTGCTTCGGTTGCTTCGGGTCTTTGGGCTCCTTCGGCTGCTTAGGCTCCTTGGGGACGGACGGCTTGCGGGGCGCGCGCTTCTTCTGGGCGGCGGACTGCTTCCAGGCGGCGTCCAGCTCGGCGGCGCGCTGGTTGAGTCGGGCGGCGAGGGCCTCGATGGCCGGCTTCTCGATGGGCGTCTGGCCGAAGAGGTAGTTGGAGCGCAGGGTGAAGAGGATGCGCTCGTAGGCCGCGTCGGTCCGCGGGCGGACTTTGGAGGCCAGCGGCAGCTTTGTGGCCGCTCGTCCGTCGCTTCGCTTGATGGCCAGCTCGGCGAAGGTCTTATTGAGGGCCTCGAGTCAGGCCGGCAGGGCGTTGAGGCCGAGGGTGGCGAGATGCGCGGCGAGATCCGTCTTCTTCAGGTCGGTGAGGAGTCCGTTGAGGAGCGCCGTTTCGCGGTCGACCGCCTCGTCGTGGATGCCTTTGTAAGCACTGACGGTCGGCATGAGGCCTTCGGCGGCCTTTTGGGTGGCCTCGTCGGGCGAGAGGCGCGAGCTGCGGATGATGGCGAAGAGGTACTGCACGGCGCGGTCGCGGGCCGTGTCAGCCTTCACGAGCTCCGCCGTGAGGGCGTCGGCCTGGGCCTCGCGGTTGAGCTCGGTCTCTTCGGTGATGCCGCCGTTGTAGTCGGTCATAATCTCGGCTGGGATGCCGGTCTTGGCCTGATCGGCCGATTTGAGGATGCCGTGCATCTCGGTGTGATAGGTCACGTGCATCGCGTTGTCGAGCTTCGTCTGCCCGACGGTTTTGATCTCTAAATCTTTGTCCATACGGTTGTTTGTTGTTGGGGGCTAAAGCCCCGTTGGTTGTTGGTTTGTTTAGGTGTTTAGTTGTTTGTTGTTCGTTGGTTCGTTGGTTCGGCGGCAAAGGTGAAGGGCGCTCAGACGCCCCGCAAATCGGCGTGTAAAGAACCGCGGATTCAGGCGGTTTTAACGGTTAAAATCGGCGGTTCTTTGCCGCGTGGATCCGGGTAGTCGGCACTTGTTTTTCCGACAATTAGCGGTGTAGGATGGGGGTGAAAAGGGGCTCGGGGCGGAACCGATATGCAGGTAACAGGTCAAACTTCGCTGCCCGGCGCACCGGGCCCGGTAGCGGTGTCCGCGATGTGATCAATGTATCGCAGGCCTTACTGAACCCTCGCTGCGCGCCTTCGATCCCACAAAGGCCATCGAAGTCAGTGCCCTATTCGATCAATACATTAAAGAGATGCTCCGATGAAGCTGACGGACAAACAGGCTTTACAGGAATGGGAGCAATACCTGCAATCCATCCGCGAAGAAACGGCCATCGATCACGCCATGCCCGTGGCCGAACGCGAAAAGCGCCGCCAATGGCCCCTGAGGCGCATCCCGCCCAGAATGGATCAAAGAGCTGTTCCCACGGTTCGCCAAATATGACTTTGCAGGCTTCCAAAAGAAGGCTATCGCCCGCATCATTCGGCAAGCCACGGAGGGCAACTGGTACGAGGTGCTCTCATGGGCGCGTGAGCTGGCAAAGAGTACCACGGTGATGTTCGCTGTGATGTTTTTAGCGCTCACCGGCCGCAAGCGGAACATCCTTTTGACTTCCAACAGTAGCGACAATGCCGAGCGCCTGCTGCGCGTCTACCGGGCGCAGCTCGAGGCCAACAAACGAATCGCCTTCTATTACGGCAATCAGCGGGGTACGAAGTGGACGGAGGAACATTTTATCACCGCCCGCGGCGTTTCCTTCTTTGCCGTGGGTGCCCGCCAATCGCCCCGTGGTTTCAAGCTCGATGAGGTGCGCCCAGACGTCATCCTGCCTGATGATTTCGACACGGATGAAGAATGCCGTAACCCCGAAATCATCGCCGACAAATGGAACTGGACCAGAGCAAGCCCTCTACTTTACACGCTCATTCAGCGAGCCCCTGTTGGTTATTTGGTGTGGCAATATCATCGCCCGCGATTGCTGTATTGCCCGAGCTGGCGCGCGTGCCCGTGAGCTGGCCGGGCGGAATAAGCCGCTGGGGAATTGGGACATCATCAATATCCGAATGGTAGACATCCGCCGCCCCGACCCCAAGCGAGACTTTGCTGAGGGCGTTTCGGTCTGGCCGGAAAAGAATACGGAGGCGATGATCGACGAAGTACTCGCTCAGGTGTCGGCCGCCTCGGTGCAAAAGGAATGCTTCAACAACCCGGTGGTTGAAGGGACGTACTTCAAAGAGATCACATGGGGCGCCGTGCCCCCGCTTAATAAGTTTCCCTTCCTCATTAGTTATGGCGACCCAGCGCCCTCCAATCGCACCACGCACCGCAAGGGCGTGAAAGCGCTCGGATCGTTTAAGTCGAACGTGCTTTTGGGCATTTTGGATGGCCGCCTGTATGTCATTACGGCCTTCCTCGACCACGTCACCAATGATGAGTTCGTCAATTGGTACTACTATCAAAAGGATTATGTCCGTGACCGTACGACGATTTACAACTACATCGAGAATAACAAGCTACAGGATCCCTTCTACGAGCAAGTGTTCAAGCCGCTTTTCCTGCAAAAGGCCGTCGAACGGAAATTCATCATCTCTATCGCACCCGACGAGCGAGCCAAACCGGATAAGTTCGCCCGAATTGAAGGCAACCTCGAGCCGCTCAATCGGGCGGGCAACCTGATTTTCAACATCGCCGAAAAAGAGAATCCCCACATGCAGCGACCCCTGAGGAACAGTTTAAGCTCTTCGATGATGGACTCCCCGCCCCAGCCGACGGCCCGGACGCAGTAGAAGGGGGGTACTTCGTGGCTCAGCGTAAGGTTGCCGCCATCACCCCCACGGCATGGTCGATCGGCACGCGGCCGGTGAATAAGAAAAGGTATTGAAAGCGTTTTTTTACCCCTCCCAGTTCCACGAGGGGTAAGCACGGCGGAGGGCGGCCGCTGTTTCGCGGCGGGTGTGTAGGTCAGACAGGTAGTGGCTGACCCCACGCAGCACGTCCATAATAGACCGTTCGTCTACGAAAAACTCATGCTCGGACAGAATGTGCATCACATCATCGAAGCGGCGACGGCGTACCTCTGTCCAGTAATAGAAACGCGCTGCCAGCAACCGGCGGCGCGCCTCGCGACGCTCCACCCGTGTCAAACACATGGAAGGATTTCCCTCCGTCTCTTTCGTCTGGTTCTGTCCGGTCATCATTGATTGCTTGTCCTTGCTTTTGCAAAGGAAGCAAAAGCGGAGGGAAAGGGCGACGATTTGGCAGGTGAAAAGATAGACACTATGTCACCCGCCTATATACAGCAAAGGCGGCCTATCCATCCCGGACTCCGGCCGCCCCAATCAAAAGAAATTTATAATATCTTACTCTTATACCTTGCTTGCTTCTTTCCTGACGTCAGGGAAATGCTCCCCCCGCTCTATCTCTACGATCCCCCGTATAATCTCATAAGCCACTTGCGGGACAATCGCATTGCCGGCCGCTCTTAGGGCTTCTTCGTTGAACCGTTTATCGGCGCGGTGGGGCGCCTGCGGGCGCCGGCGAAGTCTACCGGGTACCAGTGTCTCTACCCTTGAGACAAAAGACTCCCGCGGGATTCATGTACCCGGCCAAACTTCGCCGGCGTCCGCAGACGCCTTGTTGTTTACATTCAGCCCTGCTGCCTCGAGGCTTGCTCGTGGCGTTGGAAGCAGGCGCGGAGGCAAGGTTATCGTGTGCCCCCCAATGTTCACCGTCCGCGGCGGCATCGGAGGCGAGGAACCACACTCGGTCGCGCCTGTGGGGTGCCCCGACGGCTTGGGGCCGGAATAACCACCGGCCGGATGGTATATCCGATGGCTTCAAAGTCTTTGCAGATCCGGTGGACGGTGTATTGCCCGCATTTCGTTTGAAGCTCGTTACCCGCTCCGAACAGATCGGGCTCGCTTTCCAGCGTAGCGACGTGAGCGGGTTGTACCATCGAAAGGATGCCAGCAACGTTTTCACCAATAACCCAGCGCGGTCGGACGTCACCAATAATGCGCAGCATTTCCGGCCAGAGGTAACGGTCATCCGCCGCTCCGCGACGCTTCCCTGTTGAACTGAATGGCTGACAGGGGAAGCCCCCGGTGAGTATCGTACGGCGGCCGTAGTCTGCGCCGAATCGTGGAATAAGTCTTTCATCGATGATCGTTTTTGTCAGTGTACGGATGTCTTTATGATGATAGGCGGCGGGGAACAGGGAGGCCAACACGTCGGAACCGAATGCGCCGATCTCACACGATACGACCGTCTCGATGCCACACCATGCGGCCGCCATGCCAAACCCGCCGATGCCATCGAACAGACCGATATGAATCATCCCCGCCGCCATCTCTTTCATGCCTTGCCGTCTGTTGCTTCCTGTGCTGCCCGGTAGGCCGCTTCCCGATGACGGATCCACGCGGCAATATCTTTCCACGGGAGCATCCCGCCTACGTTCTTATCGTCCACGTAGCAATGCGCATACACCTTGCGCGCGTCGCTGCCATAGGCCGCCACCTGATCCGGCTGATGATCATTGATTCGATCGAAGCCGATGCCCTTTTCAAGCAGCCAGTTCACCATCTCCGTTTGCTGGCGCCCTTCGCGGCATGTCCAGATAATGATGTAGTGCCCTTCAGCACGCAGAGCATTGATCGCCTCACGCGCCCCAGGCATCGCCTCGCCAATCCTCGGCCACTGGCCGTCGTGGATCGTTCCGTCAAAGTCTACTGCGATGATCATACGTCCGTCATGCTTAAGGGGACAGCCACCCAGGCGCCCGACTCGTCGCGTACCGCCGCGCGGATGTAGTCTTTCGAGGGTGTGGGTTGGTAGCTCTCTTGGATGATGCGCACACCCTCGATGAAGCGTTCGTCGCCCGTTTCATCGGCCATCTTTTGCAACTGTAGCACGCGGGAGGCCTTCAGATTGCCCGCCTCGTCGCGCGACAGCAGCCGCAGGATGGCTTTGACCAGCGCTCGGCTGGCATCGTCGCGGGCCTGCGATTCGATATACGTTTTGACCATCGCGATACCCTCGTTCACCGTGTCGCGGTAATTGTCGAGCATGTAGTGCCCGATGGTGATGCGCATTGTGCCCTCGGAGTTGGTGAACGTGTGCGACTGCTGATCGTCTTTCACGCCGAACAGCTCCGCCTTCATCTCCAATGCCCCGCGGAAGGCCTCCGCTGCGGCCGTCTTTTTCTGGGCGATGGCCTCGCTGATATTCGTCAGCTCGGGCATTACGGCCGCGATCGTCTCATCCACCAATGCCGTGTAGGCTTCGCGATCGGACTTCCGTTTGGCCTCCGCCGCTTTCTTCTCTTTGGCCAGTTTGTAGGCCTCAAACTCTTGCCGCTCCTCGGCCGTCATTTCTACTGTTGTCATTTCTGTTTATGCGTTTAGGTGTTTATCTGTTTATGTGCTCAGGGATCTCTTTCCGTCCGTCGGGGAACATCACATAGAGGAAGCCCCCGCCGCCCTGAGGTGTGTCCGCCATTCGGCCGACTTTTTCAATGTGTTTTACACGCTGCATAAAGGCATTGTAAAGGCTGCGTAAACGATCCAGCGGGATGCGGTTGAAGTTCGTCGCCCCGGCCGCCCGACAGGCAATAGCCTTTACCCGATTCACATCCGCCTCATAGTCCATTGCTTGGCAGTAGCCGAACACGGCAGCCATCACCCGCTTGCGCCAGCGGTCAGCCTCGGACGCCCGCGGGGTCATCGCCACGGCCAGTTTACTACACACGTCGGCCAGTCCCGCGCAATCCATTTCCGAGGAATGCTCTACGCCATACGAGGCGAGAATCTCGCGCTTACCGTCCTCGTCGATCCGCGCCCTGTTTAGCAGCATGTGGAAGCGCTTCAGCAGTTGCCGCTTCCGGTGATCATTGTCTATTGTTTTCATCATTCTTTGAACTAAAATCTAAAAGGTAAAAACTAAAAGTCCTACCGGCGGGGGGGGGGGGGGGGGGGGGCCCCGCACTTTTTCTTTTTTTTTTTTTTTTTTTTC